GTAGAAACCGTTGAGGGGTTGCTTGCAGGGCGCAAAGCGATTAACTTTGATGAAGGTTCAATCTTACTTACACCTAACAAGCACAGTCAAGAGACAGTTCTGTATCTACAGACGGCTTGTAACCCCGTAGGGAGTGGTAACAACACACTTGTTAAACACATGAAGGGTAACAAAGTTGAATGTCCATCACTTGTATCATTATGGATTACTACTTATCCACCAAGCGGTGTCAAAGAGTATGTACTTACAAAAGGTATCTTCCAGCGTGTATTGCTCTATTATCGTGATTGGGATATGGAAGAGCGACAAGAAGTAAGTAATCGTCGTCTTGGTACATTTTTCAATAGGTCGGAAAAAACTGACATAACTAAAGATGATTTATACGAATACTTTAGAAATGCCGATAAAAGAATTCGTGACCGTTTGCTTGATTTAAGCGAATTGACTTTTACTCAATGGTCGGAATTGACGAATGAAGGAAAAGAAGAAATTGTTCAAGAGCATATGTGGGAAATGTTTTCAGCAACGCCCGAATATTCTACAGCCTTGTATCAAGCATCCGATGAATTATATGATTTGTTACGAGATATGAGTCCATCAATGGCGGAAATCGTAGCATCATTTACACCAGCAATTGAAAATTACTTAGGTATATTTTCTGTACACATGGCTATTCTTGATAATACATGGGAAGTTAATGCTACACATGTAGATATGGCACACGAAATTTTGTTTGACTTATTTCAAAATCTCATCGCATGGCTTGAAGATTCCGTTGAAGTTGGTGGTAACAAACAGAAAGAAGCAAAGGCTCAAGATGCTATGATAGCGGCCTATCTTGAGTGTACATCATACGAAATTGATGGTCACGGTGATGGGTGGAGATTGAAAAATATCTTCCTTTCAACCTACATGGAACGAGCAAAGGTTTCCAAGAGTACAGCCGATAGGCATTTCAAGAACTTTAGTCAAGGGCTGTTTAAGTCCAAGACTAACGGTGGTCGGGCGTACATACGAAAATAGGTGATACACAGTGAGCGATTATTTATCTTTAGATATTGAAACAGGAAATTTTTCTCATGAAATAGGTGGTTGGAAAAATACCCATATGTTTGAGCCTACAGTTGTGGCAACATGGGATGGGGATAACGGTACAGTGTATTGTAATGAATCACTTAGTATAGATAATACAATCAAAGCATTACACCCTCGTACATTAGGTGATGACTTAGCAGAACATGTTGAAAAGGGCGGTCAAATCATTGGTCATAACATTAAGGCATTTGACCTACCTGTATTGCGTGATGCACTTGATTGTTGGACAGCCAACGATTTAATGAAATCCGATTCCATTATTGATACACGGAACTTAGTGAGTAGTGCGGCACTACCGATTGGCCGAGTGGACACTTCACTCGGAATGCTTGTCAAACATACTTTTGATAGCAACAAATTAATGAATAGTGCCGATGCCCCTATTGCTTGGAGAGCAGGTAAGTATGATGAGGTTGCGAAGTATTGTTTAGACGATGCAAAATTGACATATGACTTATATCAATTTGGTAAAAGTAATGGGTATGTCAATTCTCGTAGCCTTGAAACTGGCGAAATAATGGAAATAAAAGTTGAATGGTGAAACATATGGCAGAAAAAGAAGGAGTAAATGGTAAGGCGCAAATACATAACATTAGGGCGGCAAAGACGGTTGCTGAAACAGTCAAGACGACGCTTGGCCCAATGGGTATGGATAAGATGATGGTAGATGGTGGTGGCAATGTTATTGTTACAAACGATGGTGCTACAATTCTTCGTGAATTAGATGTATCACATCCCGGCGGTAAGATGATTGCAGAAGTTGCTCGTACTCAAGAATCGTTGTGTTATGACGGTACAACAAGTACAGTCGTGTTGGCTGGTCAATTACTTGGCAACAGTGAAATGTTGTTTGAAAAGGGATTGCACCCCAATGTCATTTGTCGTGGTTATCATGAAGCCGCACAGATGGCTGTTAAGTATCTTGTATCGGATATTGCACAAAGCAGTGATGAACGAGAGTCTTTGATTAAAGTCGCAAAGACGGCTATTACAGGAAAGACACTTGAGAGTGCGCTTGATGCAGTTGCAGAATTATGTGTATCAGCCGTTGAGAAGGCTGGCGATGCTGAGAGTGTTAAGGTAGTATCATTTCCCGGCGGTTCACTTGAAGATTCATACCTATACAATGGTGTGATTGTGAACAAGGACTATGTGCTTGAAGGTGATGATACATACACAAACATGCTTCTCATTAATTCGGGTCTTGAAACTGAAAAGAGTGAGGATAATATTCAAGTTCAATTAGATGTTAATTCATATCAAACATACAAAGGTGCAAGCAAGGCTGATTTGATTACGAGTGCAAAACATGTCGTAGCGGCGATGCCTAACGGTGGTGTTGTATTTGTACGGGATGGAGTGAGTGATATTGTTTGTTCGCATCTCAAGAAGAGTAACATTATGGTTGTTCGTCGTGTACCCGAATCATCACTTCGTGCCATGAGCCGTATGGCTAACATTCCAATTGTTCAATATCCCGAAGAAATTGAATCGGCCAGCCAAGTTTTAATTACTCGTGAAAGAAAGAATGATGTTTGGTATTTGTTTGTTAGTAGTGAGAATGAAAGCAATGAAGCAACATTGGTGTTGCGTGGTGCTACATCTCATACGCTTGAAGAAGTTGAGCGTGGGTTTGATGATGCACTTGGTGTTGTATCACTTGTCATGCAAACCAACCAATATGTTGTAGGTGGAGGGAATGCTTATGTGCGAATGGCCTCGCACTTGCGCCAGCACGCCGCTCAAATAGGCGGTAGAGCGCAGATGGCAATTGAGGCGTTTGCAGATGCATTGGAAATTGTACCCGCAACTATTGCTGAAAATGCAGGACATGACCCACTTGATACTATCCTTGCTATGCGACACGAGATTCTTCATGGTAATCTTACAGTTGGCCCAAATGTAACCGATGGTGGTGTCAAGGACTTGCTGGCTGATGGTGTCATTGAGCCTGTTGAGTTAGTGCGTCAAGCCGTACTTAGTGCTGGTGAAGTCACCAATGCCATTTTACGCATTGATGACATTGTAGCACGACGACCAGTACAATAGGTGATTTAATGCAGATTTGTTCTATCTGTAAAAAAGAATGTGATTATTTAATTGATGGTGATTTTTGTGGGGCGTGCTGGAACAAACCGACTAATGGATAGACTTAGACAAAAATGCAAAGTATGTGGTTGCAATGAAATACCACGACGAGTAAGTGGCCGTTTTGTTGATTATGATAACGAGCGTGTGTACTTACTACACTGTAGGCAATGCGGTTTCTTTTGGCTTGACCCATCTATACGCAAACTCAAACCGTATCGTTTGAAAACAATTTACCAACATCCTTCTATGTACGAAGAAGAGTAATTTTTACTCGGCAGTTCACTTAAGTATAACACGCCATACGGAAAGGTATGGAGAGAGATGCCATGAGAAAAAAGGAAGTGAGCGAGGCGAGAATGATTTTTTTGCCGATTATACAAGAAGAAATAAACAAAGCAAGGAACATGCCCTATACTGGGTTTGAGCAAGAAAGTGGAGAGGGTGAAGAGTGGCTCGCTCACTTTGAAACTGGCTCGCAAACAGGAAAAGAAGGATTTACCGATGTAGAAATTGATTTTCTTTCAGCCCTTTCTCGCTACCTACAGCATGTCCAATTTGATTGCAATTATCTTGTTTATAGTGGACTTAGTTACGCTCGTGAGATTATCCGCCAGCACGAAGAATACTATACAGAACCTATATCCGAAAACGATGAAGATATGGTGGACATGGAAAACGCATTCAAAAAGATTTCATTTATGGCAAGTGCGCTTAATTCACAAGAATTAGAAGATACTTTTTTCTCTATCCGAGAATATATGACTTATCATCATAATCGGGTATTTAGAAATGACCATTCAATGGAATGGTTTATGTGGAGTATTCATACTTTGTTGCGTTATATTGATACTCAATTTGTTATTGATGGGCAAGAACTTAAGTTGGCTAAACCACTTATCTACCAGCCCGAAGAATACGAAGAAGAGTGATACATCACGGGATTGGGCCGGGTGTGTAAGCAGGATTATTTGCCCAAGCCGCTATTCTATCTAATGCCTCCGCTACTGTCGCTGGTGGTATTCCAGCCCAATGAAGCGGATTAGCGGCATAAACATCTGCCGCCGCATCTGTTGTGTCTGTTGTTGAGTATGCTTGGTCACTCAAATTACTTGCGGCAACAATGTCACCGTTTGCATCAGCGACGAGAACATTACTCGTCACTGTTTGTCGGATAGTTCCGTTCACATCTAATTTTTGAGCAGGGGTGTTTGTACCAATACCTACTTTATTAGCAGTTCCATCACCAAAAATAAGGTTTGCATCGGTATCACTTTCAACCCTAAAATCAACAGCATCACCATTTTCATTAAAAGTGGCCGCACCATAATGAATCATTTTTACATTACCTACATCAGCATAAAGACGAAAAGCAGTAGTTGGTGAGCCGGGTATAAGAATTTGAAATTGCGTATTTGTTGCACTTGCATTAGAAGTCCTAAACATTCTAATTGTTTGATTTCCTACTCCTGTTGAAACGGCATCTAAATCTAAAATGGTGGATTCATCAGTTGTTAAATCAGCAACCTTTAATGCCCCGTAATTATCTGAATATCCAATAAGAGAAGTGTAGCCGTTTTGACCTGTTTCTTGAACCCGAATTTCGGGATTGGATGGGCCATAAAGATGCAACTCAGTATCAGGCGAACCTGTATTTATACCCACTTTGTCAGTTGATACATCAACAAAAAGCGTATCAGTATCAACGGCTAAGTCACCTACTACCGTGACCGCACCTGTAAGGTCAAGTGTTGATTCACCTTCAACGGCGGCAATTGCATCTGCATCAGCGTAAGCAGTTGCACCTGTTGCAATACCTGTTAATTTACTTCTTTCGGATGCTGTCATCATCACATTAGTTGAACCATCAGCCAAATCATCTGCATCTAATACCACAGCACCCGTTAGAGTGTTCACACTTTGCACAGGGGCGGCTGATGCGGCGGCGGCGGCATCAGTAAAACCTGCATCGTTAGTGAGTTCACTGATGTTGTCGCTTGCACGCATAACGGCGTTAGAGCCAATCTTCGGGCGGTTTGATGCACCACTGTCAAGCCATAGCGTATTAGCGGCCACACCGCCGGGATTTGCCCCTTGTGGAGCGAGTTCAAGCCCCGTAGGGTCAATGAGTCCTGTAACAGTTAATTTTCCATCAACAGTCAATTCAGCAGGGCTTGCTTGCCATGATAAGTTAGCATCGCTTGTGAATCCACCAGCACCATCGGACAATTGAACAAGACCACTTACACCCGATGAAGCAGGGCTTACTGTTCCGCTTACCATTATTTTCTTCCATGCACTACCATCATAGGTGAACATTGTTGCTTCTGTTGCTACGACATTGGAGTTAAGTCCTGTACTGTCAAAAGTCACAGTGCTACCACTTGGTACACTTACAAACACAGTATAACCGGGTGGGAATGTACCACTTGGATTGAGGTTAATCGTGGTAGATGGGGTGAGAACAAAAATTTGATTACTCCCAAAAGTAAATGTTTGGTTTGATGAGGGTGATGATACATCAATATGAGTTGGGCCGAGAAGATGCGTATGTCGTGTATCAGTAGAATCATTTACTGAGTAATATAAATTTGCATCACCATCAGCATTGTATGATTGCCAAAGCGCACCAAGACGGCTACCTGCTAAATCACCTGTTTCACTATGTAGAGAATCAAGTGCGGTATGAGAATCAACTGCTGTTTTATTACCTACTATACCTGTTGTAACAGGGGTGAAATAAATTGGATTAGGTCGTACAAATACTCGCTTATCATTACTTTCAATAATATTCATTTTCATATCGTTAGTATCTGTAGCGTCATATTCAACACGAATGACCGCAAGTACAACACTTTGTTTTACACCTAATCCACTTTTTGGGTCACTAAGAAACGCTGATGGAGTCGTGGGGTATGTATTAGATGCAGTAGTAACTGGTGTACCAATTTCCCATGTAATACAATCATTCGTAGTATCTGTAGATGCATATACTACAATAAGTGCTTCTTCGCCTGTACTCAAATATGGTGCTGTAGGTGTACTGCGTACATGTGGACTTGCTGATTTAAATTCAACAAAAATTGAACTACCCGGCCCACCTGCAAATTCATAAACAACTCCATCAATTAGTACACTACCGCCAGTTATTCTTATTTTACTTCCAATAGTATCTTGCTCACACACACCGGGTAAATCTTCGGGAGTGTTACGATTACTGGCTGATGAGGCTGTATCTTCTTCAAGGATGATACCGTTACCATGAACACCCTCAAGCATGTTCGTAAGGGTGGGGCTGGTGATATGTTCACCATCTTCTAAACTGTCTGTAAATACTCCGCTACCTGCCATTGATGCTTGGTTAGCGGCTGTATGCCCCGATAATGGATTTCCTGTCATCATGCCACCTCAATTGCGATTTGAATTTTCAACTCATTAGAGTTGGATTTAGTAATTGGAGAAATTGTATATCGTGCTACAGGTGTATATTCTGTAGTGTCACGAAATTGAATGTACACTTCTTTTATTTTATCAGCAAAAGAAGTATCGTATGGTAATTTTACCTCAACCAAAAGTGAAGTATCATCAACAATTGTTACAGATGGGGTGAGGGAGATGGCGGGGCGACCTGCCGCACCATCATCAGTTGTGGCTGGTGTACCGTCAAAACCTAAGATGACTTCGTTAATATTACTGGCAATGGTATCAAGTAAAAGTCGTCGCATATAGTCACTAACTGGCATATATGTTCCTCCTTTCTTTTGATTTGTTTGCACCAATCGGTAAGCCGTTTTTCCCAATCAGCCCTCTATTGTGCGTTCCCTTCACACCACCGATGAGGTATGCTGTATTAAATACCCCTCTTTCTTTTACCACTGAAACAATTCGTAACTCAACTTTACCAAACAAAGCCAAATTCTGTTCTACCACTTGCACATATGTAGCAGGGTTATTATCGCTGGCACTAACAGTTGTACCTTCGTTAATCCCTTGTAGTACACCCTCAATACCAGCATCTAAATTAAGCATGGTAAGGTCGCTCATGTTTCTCATAGGCATGTGTTTAACTTCTGTAACAACTTTCTGTTCACCACCGTAGTTCACTGTCATACCGGGTCGTAATGAAAGTAGATTCATATGACCAGCACTACTGATTGAGCCTTTTGTAAGTGAGCGTGACTTTAGCACTTGACGAGCAACACGACGAGCCGCATTAGTTGTACGGGCTGTATTGTCAATAATTGGTGAAGCATCTTCACGAACTTCTTCAACTTGTCCTTCTACATCATCAACCGTTACAATCACCAAATCGTTAAGGGCTAATGGTTGTCCTTGTATGGTTACACGGTTGGATATGTTTTCAATTGGATTATCTTGCTTTGAACCAAATCGTAAGTTCTTATCTACAAAGTAACTTGATTCGCTAAATGTAATTGGTATATACAATAGATTACCAAAGCGGTCAAGTAAGACCATACGGCTATCATGACGGCCTAAAAAGCGCAGGGCTGTGATAAGATTCATGTTGTTGAAATCTTGACCAACGAATCGCATACTGTGTTTGCGTGCTAATGAATTTGTGACATTCTTTGGTCGTGAAATATTGATACTTGTTGCACCACTGTTAATTGATTCACCTAATCGTATAGCCAAATCTGTTGTACGCAATCCTACATCTATTGGTTGGCCGAGTTTAACTTGACGGCCTGTAAATCCAATGCCGTTGAGCGATTTTCCTTTCATGTTACGAAGATTAACTAATACACCGTATGTTGCATCTTCAATCTTGTTAGGCAACAAGCGTTGGTATGAATCATCTGCGTTGTAAATGAGCATGGGGCTGTTAGAGTCGGAAATTAATTCATCAGCAAAGAAAGGTGCTGAAAGTGATGAATGGCCGGGTTTATTGTTATGCGTCAATTGCACATAAGATTCTCCTTCAACGATTTGATAATTCCTTTCGGGCATAACTTGTAATGTACGAGTATTTTTCTTTTCTATAATCACCTTTGCTTTTGGTGATTTTTGTAGGCTCATACGAGCATGATGAATAGCATTATCCACAAACACAGGCTTACGAACATGTGACATAATTTCATCAGCATCAGTGTTATACCGACCAGTTGGATTTGTAAGAACCGTCAATTGTCACGCCTCCCTAAGCCATCCGGCCACGGTTTTCCCCTCCTATGGGTATCTATATTTGATAGCATAACTAATCTTTCGGGAGGAATGTCACCTTCAATGAATGCCTCCGCCCCTTCTAAATTATAACCTCTATCACGGAATTGACCCATTGATGCATCCAAAGGCATACGAATGCCTACTGCACGACCTTCGGAACTGTTAAAGCCATAATGCTCATTAAGTTGGTCACTACCTTCGGGATATATTTCTTTCATTCGCTCTTTCCAATCGTAATAATTTGAAGCAGGGGCAAACCAATGACCTATTTTTCCTTCTAAATTAAATGGTTTCACATTAATATTTTCAAACAATTTACTATTCAAACCTGTATCTTCCCATTCAAGGCTATCATTTGATACAGGCTTACCCCGCATACCCTCATGCAAAAATGCTTCATATGGTTGTGCCTTGTTTTCGTCAAAACTACCACCTCGTTTTCGCCACGAATCTAACGCACGCTGAGTAGGTTGGGAGGAAATTGCGGTCATTGGCCCATACGAACTGGGGAAATCGGGATGGAACTCACCTAACTCAGTTTGGCGTGATTCCTTGAGGAAAGTCCATGCTTTTTTCATGGGTAATTTTTTGTCCTTTGGGGTCTTTTCCTCAAATTCACGAGCCAACTTTGGGTGTTTCGCATACATGAAACGCCTTTGGGCTTGACTCACGAATGGCACATGACCTCACCACTTTACTTTATCAGCCCAATATGCGGCACTCATTTTACCACGATTGATATTTTTGGCGTGGCGAGCCTTGAAAGATTCTCGTCGCTTACGGTATGATGATGATTCGCCTTGCTTTTTTGGTGAACCGCTTACACCCTGTTGTCCAAATCTAATTGTTTTGACTTGATTTCCTTCTTTAGCCACAACTACATGTGACTTTTTAGGATGGTTGGGGGTGCGCTTAGGTTTGTTAAAACCGCTTACACCAGCACGAGCAAGGCGTGGGTCACGCTTACTTTCTTTGAGAAGCATCCATGCGTCATTCATTGGATTCATGAGGCATCACCACTATGGTCATTTGAATTGTAGGTTACATCTCCTTTATGGCCTTTTGGATGGAGAGATTGCGAAAAGCGGGGCTGTACATTGAAATCCATGCGCTCTTGTTTGTTTTCACCTTCTTGATGAGTACGCCTTCTTGGTGCATCCGACCTGTAATGTTCAAGTGTATTTTCACTCATAACTACACGAGTAACTTCATTGTCTAATAATGATGAATCAAATGTAGTTGCTTCTGTACCGATAATTTTTGGCCCTGTACTTTCGGGTGCGCTATCACTGGTTGAAATATCCATGACATACAACGGAGCGTATGGTGGATTAGTATCGGGATTGGTGCTACGAATATAATATCCATCACCTGCACGCCCATTGCTTACTTCATACAAGTACATACCGTATTTTCCACCACCAGTAGCGGAGAAATAATTGCTACCATACTGTGGTGATGATGAATGAAGTTGATTGTTTGGCCTAAAAATCTCAATATGATTTTTGTCCAATAAACGGACTGGTCGCATCATGTAAGTAATGCGCTTATCAGTAAGGTTAGTTTGTTGGGCTGATGCATCAAATACATTCGTTTCGTATGGGTTTGATGTAATCACACCGCTTCCAAAGCCACCCCATGTATAATCATTTAATGGTGAAACAAAGTTGCGAGTTTCAGCAAGATATGTACCACCGAGAGGATTGAAGTTTGAAGTATGGGATAACTTCATTGCACCACCTTGAGGTTGTCCAGCAAAGGACAAACTGGTGAGGTCATAATTACCAAGTGTTTGCGAACCTGCTGTATATCCGCCTTGTAAAATTACACGCTGTCCTACATTTCTGTCTGTGTGTAGGCTGTGTGCTTCTGTGTTAATTGCGATGAGGTTTTCATCAACACCCTCTATGTTTTCAGTATCAAGACCAATACGAGGACTACTGCGACTTACTGCATCCTTGTGTGGTGAATCTCCTACAACTGTTTCAACACGGTCACTTACAACTGCTTCGGGCTTGAGCAATCCATTCTCAGCAATATCAAGGCGTGCGCTAATACCACGAGGCACTTCATCGGGCTGTAATACATCATTTCTTGCTCGGATATATCCATCGTTCAATACAGGTTCAGCCGTATGATGTGATAGCACGACACCTGTTGTATGATATGGCTCATCAAGTGCGGTAAGAACATCTTCATTGAAAGCCGTTGGATAGCGCAATCCACGACCATGACCATCATCACCTACACGATGAGCATTGGTTGGGAAATATACATCAACCAAGATGTTAGCGTTGTTGTTATTGATGCTGTTTGAGCGGCCACCAAAGCGTGGTACAGTAATTCCAGCACTCACACTTAGATTGCCCGATGCATCAACTAAACCTTTCATATTTACAATTGGTGTACCGCCGTTGTATATGCGCTCGTATGGTGTGTTGAGATATTCATATACATCAGCCGCATCCCACGCAGGGCGAATACCGAATCCACGAACAGGGTGACGACGCACATCCTCACCACGAGTATTGCCCCACCAATCAACTAAGTAATACCCTACAGCCTCGTCAATCTTTGCGATGCTCTTACCTTCACTGTCGCCCCACCAATCTCGTAGTACCGTATTGCCATTGCGTAAAGTACGAACAGGACAACCGAATGGGCGAGCGACACGCATTCCGTCGCTGTATCGGACTTGCCATTCGGGTTTATCCATACCAAGCATACCGCTAAAGTTTGTTTGGCGTTCCATGATACCAATTTGGGTATTTGGATATGTAGCATTACTTAACCCATTACCACCAGCGTAAGTCCATGTTTGAGTTTCATCTTGTACAAGTGGGCCGTGTGGATAACCAACAGATGTATTTGAACCAACAATAGCAGATTCACGGTATGCACGCATTCCATACAAAGCCCATTGTGGTTTATTGTAAGGTTGGCGTAATCCAATACGATAACCAAATGGCCGAGTGCGGGTCGGATTGCTAATAGCATCGTAGGAGGTTTTTGTAATACCGCTTGAAACTACATATGAACCATCATCATCTTGGTCAATCCAAACAGGGGCATCAAAAGTGTATTCTCGTGGATAATCCCATGCGGCTGAAACATACCCATACCCGTCAAGACGGCTCACCAATGGCCCTCCACGAGAACCCGAAGGCCAAAAGTGGTTGAGCATTGATTTCGTAGTTGCATCAGCCGCATCCCATTGACCTCCTTGAGATTCAAAGTTAGTAAGGACATATGGATTTCCATGAGATTCTAATGCGTTAGCAGTTCCCATACTACCTGTACCATGAGTCCATACTGTAGCACCAATTGGAATCGTAGCAGTAATATCTTCATTAACTGTAATAATTGAAGATAAATCAGTATTTACTGTATATGCTATACCTTCAATTATTATTTTGAGGCCACTACTTAAACTTGCACTTGGTGCTGTTGTGGTAATTTGTTTTGTTCCTGTATTAACGGCTAATACCTTCCTATCATCCGTACTTGAAACATTTTTGAATTTATATGGTGGCGCAGGTGTTTTACGATGGAATGCAAATGGCCCAAGACTTGCATAATATGTTGCATCATGATAATGTATAGTTTCAAAGTGTTCGGGCATACTGTTGAGTGGTTTTTGGTCAATGGCTGGACTGAGCCATGTACGGGAAGAATCGGAATAGTAAGTGTAAGGGCGACCAAGATTTGGATGCCATAGACAAAGGAATGCATCAGCCATATGCAAACTATTCGTATCACGGCTACCTTGCAAAGTCTGTGGCAAAGTGCGGGTTACAATACTCGTCAAAGAATCTTTGAAAATATCACCAGCAGGGCGGAAGTCGTAAGGGCGGGTGAGGCGCAATTTCGTTCCAGCAGTTAAATTACCAGTAAAGTTTGCATTGGCAACAAAAGTGAACTGTTTTGGCTGATTCATGTTCGTAGCATCATATCCACTACGCTCGGTGTAGGTATGCGTGCGTCGTACTCCATCACTATCTGTGTATTCTAATTTGTTTCCATAGTAAGGAACTTGTGGGAATCCACGAGCATCATCAACAGTAACAGTGGTTGAAGTCCAACTTACAACTGTACAAACAGGGTTGAGGCTAATGTTTTCAAGCACCTCATGATACAGGTCGGGGTATAGGCTTGGATAACCTGCAAGTGTAATTTGACAAGCGATACTTCCAGCACTGGCTCGCAAGAACTCGTAGTAATTGTCAAGACGATGATGATTAAGATGGCGGAATCCTACAGCGTTTGAGTCATCCGGCCCTGTCTTATGTACGATACTCCAATATGGTATATTCGTAGTCATACCGGGTGAAGCAAGTGCAAACATTTGTGGATGATATGGTAATGAGCGTCGTGTAAAGGCTGGACTTTCTGTACCCTGTACGCCTAATGCGTTATACAATAGAAGTGGTGGAATGTTAGTAAATTGGCTACCGAAATCGGGGTCATGGTCAAGGATGAGTTCATTGATAAACACTTCACAGCCACGCACATCAGCCGATATTGCTTCTGCTAATACAAGCCCAAGACCACCTGTTGCTGAATCAGCCTCACGAATACCTACGACCAATGCAACTTGTTGGCTGGTTAATTCATCTCCACCGTTTTGATGGAAACCCATTAATTGTGATTTGTGAATGTTTGGTTGAATGATGATTTGATATGCACCAACTTCGGCAGGGTCGGGGAAGTGATGTCGTAGCGTATAATTTGCGGCGGCTTCAAGAACAATCGTATGTCCACCTGCGGCATTGATAACACCAGCCTCACCTTCCGATGCAAGTACACCATAACCATCACTGCGAATCTTTGATTCAAACATAAGGGAGAATGCGCCACCGTGTATATCACTTGGGCCACTTGGTGTAGCGGTTAATGCACCAAATGTGTGAATTGTATCATATCCAAACAATTCATCAGTTAATGTAGTTGAAATATCACTCATGAGGTCATCCAAGTTTTGGCTTTCCATGAGTGATGTTTCATGCGCCTTTACAGTAGCCGAGCGGATTGCACGATGCTTGTTGTATATTCCTTGATATGCTGGATGAGCAAAATGACCGGGCATCATAGCCATTGTTGGATTGACGAAATGATGACCCATACGAGGCAAAGCAAGTGGACTCATTTTAGGAATTGAGTATATGTCATGTCCAAGCGTATCTGCTAATACTAAATTGGTGAAATACATTGTATGAGCCATATCGGGGCTGTTCCCACTTACTTCGGCATGGTCACGCAATCTGCGTGCGGCAAAGAATCGTGTACTACCAGCAGGGATGTAGTATGATGGTACAACTTTGAATGATGAAATATCACCAGTAATTAAATCAGCAAAGTCGGCATCTCCTACACAACCAGTGAATGTTGAACCACTAATACCAGTAAATGAGGCTACACCACCCCTGTCGGTTGTTGGGTTATACAAACGCAAGAACTTACGCCCATCACGAATAGATTCGTCGTATAACGATGCATCAACTGTACCACTCACTGTTAATGTTGTACCACTGTATGATACAGCCGTGAGGTCATTGTTTGTAATACCGTTAGCATGAGTGTAATATGTAGGGTATCGGTGACTGTGTGTATTGCCATTCTTGGTAATGTGGAAGAAGAGAGTACGGTCATGTAACTCGTAAGATGTTTCTAATGGTGCGTTACCAGTAGCAGACTTCCAACCCTTGTAAGTTGAATCGGGGAATGCTTCGCCTGTAGCATTTTGACTAATATGTTCCCAATTGTGGTCGCTAAATGTTCCATTAAGGCGTGGCCCTTTTGTTTCATCAGTAAATAAATGGCTGATGCTGTTACTTGAAATTGACCGCATCATACCGCCTGTACCCATTGTTTCATTTTGGTAGGCTTGTAATCGGTCAAATCCGCTACGAATAATGAGATTGCCGGGAATAGTATCGGGGTCGGGTAAGCGTACTTTGAGGTTAGGCTCTACACCACTACCAGCGATGGCTGGTGCTAATCCTTCGGCACTTCTGTCCGATACCGAATTGAAAGTGCGAATGATTGTGCCGAATGGTGAGCCACCCTCAATGATATGAATTTGGCCTGTATCATCTTGCACTTGCATTTCTTCAAACTGCATTTCTTCATTTGGAATTTCTAATACATTTCGTAGTTCATCGGGATGGCGAGCCGCAATTTGTGGGTGTGCTAATTCTTGTGCTTGCATAATTGGGAACATAGCACTGTTGGTTGTTTCAAATGAAAATCGGTTGATACCGTACAATTTTTCTCCCATCGTATATGCTGTTCCACCGCTTACTCGTGTAATGAAAGGTACAGCACCAAGACCACGAGCATTTACAGCAGGGAGTGAAAGATTACCACCATCCATACGCTTCCAAACAATATGCTCAACTGAGAAATTCTTTGCTGGTGAATTTTGTCGCAATTTGAAAGCGTTAGTATCACCAAGCCAATATGTTGCATCGTCACCATAACGGTCTAATTCAGCATCCGTACTTGTAGTTACATAATCAGTAATTAAATTCCGCTCAATATCAGTTGTATCTTCTAAAAAGAAACTGCCCGGACTTTCATCTAAGTCAAAGAATAAATCACCAGTTTTGGCAAAACATGGTTCTGCATTAAACAATAAAGAATCAGCAATGATTGGTGCGTGGAAATTAAAAGCGGCTGATGGAATATCATCTGTTGGTAAATCAAGTGAAGCAATCAAAGCCTCAATGTTTGGCCCGCCATGAGCAGGTGCAACAAATCTATCTACACTGTGTATGCGCTCATCCCATTGCGCTGTACCAGCAAATGTAATTGCTGTGCTTGCGGCTACTGCATCACCAGTCTTTGATACGACAGCCAACCAATCACCCATTGCTGTAATACCATCACGGTCATACTTTGCTACTAATGGCATTTCACTCTCATATGAAATAACAAGGAATCCACGAGCGAATACGCCTTGAGGATGATGAAGAGAGCGTGGTACTGCATCAGCATCCGATAGGTGTAATGGAACTCTTTGGTAATCGGAATCTTCTGCTGTTTCATAAGCGGCGGCTGTGTATGTATCGTAAGTCCAAGTGTACGGAGTTGTCAATATGGTATCGGAATTAGAACGACCAGTCAATGGTGACATGGATTCGGGGCTGTTTTTCATTGGAGTAAAATGAGGTAAATGACTAAATGTACTCATGAAACTTGAGGCTGAACCATATGGTGAAAAGCCCAACATTGGATGCCAAGCACCAAGTCCAGCACCATATCCTTCACTACCTACTTTGAGTGAGTTAAGATATGAATAACGCTCACCAGCCCATCCTACAGCACCTACAGGGCGTGTACGGTCAATTGCATCAACGACACCACTAAAGTGTACATGAGTCATATGGTTGCGTGTTGAATCATTGTAGTTGTTGTAATAGTGTACACCAGCCTTACTCCAAACAAATACTTTAGTTGCACCGGGTGAAAGTGATGGCCCTGTAAGAGTAGAACCACCACATTTGTCAGCCCATGTTTGAGCATCTTCAACTACAGGCATTCCACTAATTTTATTTGGTGCAAGCCAAAATCGCACATACCATGTACCTCCACTTTCATACACTTCACGAGAATGATATGGTGCAAATGCACCACCACTACCGCTTGGTGTACGGCCATTATCGGTACGAATCCAACCACTTGCAGGTAATTGTTCTAACTGAGTTTGCTTGTTACCGCTTCCAAGTATGGCTTCAACATATGCAGGTGATGTAGGTGAAGTTGCTAAATCTGAAAGTGAACCACCGTAGGAATATGAACTGAATGATAATTCAACCCATCCATATCGGTCTTGACGCATTGCATTACCCATACTTGGCATGAATGTACCACCCATTGCCTTGAGTGCGCCTTTACCGGGATTTTCATTAATGGCTTGGCCGATGATAGTCGCTAACTCTTCACCATTTTGACACCGTGTAGCATCAATTGCGATGATTTCACGGTCAAAGTCATCGGCTGTTTCACCTAACAAACCATCTAAGATAGATGTAGCAAGAGGGCCGGAAACACGGAAAGCAGTAGGCTGAACATCATTGTTATGCTTAACAACTGTATAGTTGCTTTTTTCCATTTTGGGATTGAATGCTATTTGATTATCAAGCCAGTTACCACCGGGAAGATAACCTCCATCCATGTGAAACATCATATCAGCACTTGATGCTATACCGTAGTATGATACAGCACAATGACGATATGGATGTGCTTTAGCAAATTCACCTTCATTGTTTGTGTTAATCGTAAGGATTGTTCCAAAATGGTCGCCGTAATGATAACCATGTTCGGGGCGTTGTGCCATACCGTATGTTGTACCCGAATCGTCACCGATGTTTGGAATACCTTGAGGTGGCGACCAATTCAATGTTGTTCGCCAATGGAAGCGTTGAGTACGAGATTGATATGTAGTGCTTGGAGGGCCATATTCTCCATCGGGATTTTTAATTTCATTTGGTAAAAATTCACCCGATGGAACTTTACTCCAACTATTTCCTGTTGTTACAACATAACCGGGATGGGGTTCAGTTTCACCAAGCGTTCCAGTAGCCGTTTCATTGAATGGGAATGATTGACCCGGCCCGTATATCAAATAAGTTGTAAAGTAAGGTGTACTTGTTTTATGGTCAGTGTAGCGTGCAGTTTGATGCGGCATACGCATAACAAGTGGAATTGGTCGTTGTCGTACTATTCCAGCCGTATATCGTGCTGATACATGCGCTGGATTGCTTGAGTAATCAGTAAGTGTGTTTAAATCTAAATCGGGAGACAACAGGCTGTCTTGATTAAATGCTGGTGAATTAATTGTACCCCGATGTTGGTTAAGGAATGGTGTGGCAGGGAAGAAAGCAAGTAATGCATTACAATCTACCATAGCATATGCTGTGCTGATTTCATTTGCATTTTGAATACCAGCCGTACCAGTTGGGCCTGTTGAATACGGATGCGTGTAAAATGAAGAGTAATCATTCTTTGACCCATCATTTACATCCAGTACGACACCACTAAATCCACCACCAAAGTATAACGGTACGCTATGGTCATTACTGTCATGTCCACCCTTAAAGTAAGTAATTGGCTCGCTTTCAATACTACCATATAAACGAATACCGCTAAATTCACCATCATTATGAATCATTAATAATCCATTATTGGTTAATGTTGAACCTGCTTGATATTCACCACGCCAAGCCTCATTTGCTTCTTGAATAAAAATTTGTAATCGTTTTAATGCTACTGCTGGCTTTTGCTTTGGTGTGCCTAATGCTTGTTTGAGTGTACCGTGAAATATAGTCTTTTTATCTCCAAAAGAAAGTAACCTATCTCTATTTGCACCACTTACTGATAAAGTATCATTTTCTACACCAGCAGGGATTAATAGTGCCGCAACAGAATTGGCTAATTCAAAAATACTGTTTGTACCATCCCATTTAGTATAGATTACAGCCGTATTATCAAGGGCTGGTGTAATGTGGTCGCCACTCTTTCCTGTAAAACGAATACCCTTCAAATTATTTCGCCAGCGTTTTGTTGGTACTGGGTCATTGTATGAATCAACAAGTATTGGAGTTGGTGTATTTGCGTGATAACCACGAGCCTTTGTACGAATTTGTAAAACAGTATTTGGGATATATCCACATCCAAGATGCTTGTGATTATCATCAATATCCTCATCACTATACGGTTTATTTACAGTAACGCCTCCGTTTGATACTGTCCAATTTCCACTGGCAGACTTACTCAATTTTTGATATTCACCATATTCTAAATGAGGTGCGGCGATACCTAAATCACGATATACCTTAGCACTAAACATTTTTGAAAGTGGTCGTGCGCCACGCTGAGGATTATGCGCTCGGATTTTAATTGCATCTTCCGATATTCCCCATTCCGAATATTTTCGGCCATCGGGCGCATACATATCACGACAATTAAACGATACACCCTCAATCACATTTGGATTATCTAAATTGATAGCGGCGGCAGTAACAGTGGCTAATAATTCATCAGTAATTAAAGTCGTCATGTTAAGGCATGATGAAATTAATCCACGAATTATATTATTAGATGTGGCAGGTAATGTTTGAGAAGTAGCCGCCGTAGCCGCCGCCCCAAAACTGCTAAGATAATGGGAAATAGCAAATGATGCACCTCTCACTCCATAAAATACATGTGTGCCAGTTGCACTATTTTGTGTTCGGCTTTCATAAGATACAGTATTTCCAAGTGAACCTTTTACTGTTAAACCTGCATCATATAGAGGGTCGGTAATTTGTATAACACCGTTTTCTTTTGGAAAACCAAGATAACCAAGTATATCAGCAACATTATCAAAAGATGTAGTGGCTGTATCAAATGGACTTTCAAGTTGTACTGTTATCGTATCATTTGAACTATCCCATTTAATTTGAGAATCAACTCCTATACTTGGTGCATACATTCCTCTCCATTGATTACCACGCCATAACGCCTCAGTCATATCAGTTTGAGGTGTAAGACGACCTGTAGCATCACCAGCACCAATCATGTGCGCCCCAATCGTAAATCCACCTTGTCCTGCATCACGGTCATCAAAATAAATACAAATTTCTTCATCAATTGTAGATGGGATAGTTGTTAATTCGTTTGCATACGGTGCATCCATTTCACGATATATGTAGCGTATTCCATACCCTGCACCACGATGGTCGGTGAAACGCAATCCGTATAATGTTGCATCACCAATTTTATCTTGTGCTAATTCAGTAGGATTAATATGAGTTGAATATGAATTATTGGCTGTAGGTGAAGTAGCACCGTATAGAGTAGTTTCACCATATCGCTTGTTAAATTCTATATCACCAATACGACCAAGCCCATATTTTCCAGCAATTGGTGAAAAACCGGGTACACCTGCTTCAACAAGCCCACCAAAATTAATTCGTGCTACAGCCTCCTTACCTGCTCTTAATCCCTTAACAAGAGCAGTAGAAGGGCTTTGAGTTTCAAACGATTCTTCATTGACACTGTTATGTGAAATACCGCCAAGATGGGCTGAAATGTTTCGCCCAATTGGATTTGTTGTATCATCAGTTCTTGGTGCAATATCATGATTACTGGTAAATTGTTCACTTGTTTCTTCTTGTACGATGTATTCTCGTAAAGTGGTAACGGGTGCAAATGGTCGCCCATCTTTGTTAAGCGGCATTGGTGCAGGGTGCATATTTTCACCCATGATTTCATCGGGTTGCGCCCAAAAGTTTCGGAATCGGCCACCGTGACCAATTAAAAATTGAGGTTGATATGAAGATTGACCTTTACTATTATCAAGCCAAACGCAGAAATTACGACCCGAAGCACCGGGTATTGTTGAATGGATAATAATTGAGAACCCTTCATTTCCATTAATGTCCTCAACAACTCGCCCAATATGCGCTCGTACATATCCCATATGTGAGCCTCTATCATGAGAATCAAATGCAATGTCACCATACCAAAACGGTGCAGGGTCATAGGTTGAACCTGTAGCGGCAAAATCAGCATTGATATGTGCTGATGCAGGGTCTTTGTTTTCATTTACAATATCTTGGCGTACACCAATTCGTGTAAGGTCAAGTCTTTCACTTTCACCCGGATATTGCTGTGATGGTCTGCGAGCATGTGTACGACCATTTGGTGCGCCACCTTGATTGATAAGTCGGACAATTTCTCGTGCCGCCGCTTCAATATCTGTTACTCCTTCCTTAACACCAACTTCACCTAAGTCAATAGACATACGACGCACGAAATCCATTTCACTCCAATGTTTCAAATGTTGAAGTCGGCTTTCTTCATGGTCGGCTAAGTCAAGAGTGATATTTCTTTTACCCTTTAAACAAAGATATGCTGAAATGACACGAGTACCATCGGGTGTATCAAAAAGCGTGCTTGAATCTTTCAAACTGTACAAATTAGGGTCTTGGTCTGCCCTGTATTCCTTTAATGCTGAAATTAAATTGTCGCCCTCTTTTTCTTTACGAATTAAATTATGTGCTTGATTGGCGTAATATACTGATGATATGGCTTGTTGAACTCGTGGAAGGGTGTTGTCACCAACTGTATGTGTATTAGATGTGCCTTCATGATACAATCCAGTGTGTACAAAGTGTCCGTGACCAGCACCACGCCTTGTAGGGTTATTGCCAAGAGTAAATGGATTTTCAAGTGTGTATTTTATTTGTGTATCAATAAGTGTGCTACCAAGTAAATCTTGAGAAATATTATTTGGAATATTATGTGCATACGCACTTTCAATAAATTTAGATTGTTGAGTTGAGCGCATGTAACGATTTTCTGTTGGGAAACCATTTGCTACATCTATTTGCGTAGTAAAGTAATGTGGCGCACCACCGTTTGTACTGATAAGGTATTTGTCAAGTTTAAGGTCGCCACCGTCATATGGTATGTTGCGTGTGTAACCAATTGAAGGTGTTGCCGCACTGGATTGAACTTGCATGTGTAAATCATGGAATGCAATAAATTCACGGTCATGTGCTACATCATATAACAAGACACGAGCGTGACCATCTGTTGAAAGATATGGGTCAATGTACGCTATTGTAGGTGCTTGCGTTGCATCAAGACCCATTGATTCGTAATTCATTTCAATGGTTTTATTGACATGTTGTGCAAAATTTTGTGCTGTTTCAAGACATGAATTTCCAATCAAGAAATTTTCAAGTGGAATTGAATCTCTTGGTCGCTCGGCTAATTGGCCTTGACCACCATTGAATCCTTTCCATACTAATGCGTCATTAAACACTCCACGACTTTTTGAGAATAACCCTTCAATAGCATGTGGATTATTCATTGTCATATTCATCCATACGGTGTCACCGTTTCGCAAACCACCTTGTGCATATGGGTAAAGCCAACTACGATTTAATACAGCATCATGGTCATCTTGTACAATACTTGCACTCCCAATACCTACTTTATCCGAAGCATCAATAGTCACAAGATTATTTGCGGTAAGTGTTACTTCTGTATTTCCACCTGTAATTTCATTTGATTCAACCTTTAATACTTCACCAATGTATTCAATATCAGTTCCAGTTCCATCATCACGAAATAATTTGTCACCTTTACGAATATTCAATCCTATTGTATTTGCATGTGCAAATCGTTTGTTAGCATTCGTAATTTCAATTGTAGTAGTTGTGCCTGCACTATCAGTATTTACATATGTCCACTCTTCATCTCCCGTAGCGAAGAAAACAGCCGTTTGAAGTTCTTGAGTTTTCATATCTTCGGGGTTATCAAGTCCATTTAGAACATGCCCTGCACGCTTTAAAATAAAATCAGTGTTAAGAAATTCATCTACATTGTATGTTATATTACTTGGTATTTGAATTTGAATTGAATTTTTCCCACCGTTTGAATCTAACTTTCCATAGTAATGAACTTCAATTGGTGTATCAAGTAATATTTCACCAATAATCATCACATCTCCTTGTTCATTTACTGGTGAATTACTTGTATCTCGTGTAAATGGCGCATCGGGAAATAGAGTTGAATCTTCTAAAATAAGATTAACTAAACCACCAATTATATCATCTGCTTGTACAATCTTTGATTTTGCACGCTTTGTTATAGTGCGAGGGGCATGAGGATTAGCCAATGGGCCAGCCTTGAACTCAACGGCTGAAACATATTGACGCAATCCGTAGTCAAGATTACCACCTTGTGTCATCATGCTTCCAATGTCATAATAATACGGTGAACGGCCTTCGTAATCCGAAGATGGAAGTTCACTATCCGAAGAAAGAGGAAGAAGGGTTTCATTTCTAAATGAATCTATAAGATATATCTTAGAGCCAACCACTGCGCTAAAAGCAAATTTATCCGATATACCTTCGTGAAACCCACCCGCACTATTGTGTGGAATATTCAAATATCCATCTACTGCTGGATTGTTGATGTAAAATGCCCAATCATCAGTATTGACAAATACACGGCGTACACGGCGTATATCTTCAATACCACCAAATGTACCTGTTGTAGAAGCATCGGGGAACATTTTTGGATGTGAAACATAAACATGGAAATAATCACCAACAACTTCAAACTTGGTAATTGTTGCTGAACTTACATGTTCTTTGTTGTTAATTGTATAGGTATAGGCTGAATTTTTAGACTTATCAGCCGCATCAATATCATCAGCACGACGACCTACTGGTGTTGGATTCCATGTATGTGCTGTATATGTTGCATCAATATGCAGTTTCATACTGTTATCCGGGCCGGGAAAAATACCAAGTTCAGTATGGTCAAAAAACTGCTGAGGGAATACAGGGATTTCCACCATTGCACGAGTGCTTGCAAATTGAGTGCCAAGTTGATAATCATGTGTTACAGTATCAAGAGATTGGAACAAACGGTCATTGAGCGTACTTCCATCTTGCGCCAATGAATCATTATCAAAATCTCCATCATTGTAAATGTAAATAGAAGTAAGATATGTGCCAGTTGATGATTGATTGATAATACCAGTAGCATTACACCACTCATGGAATGTATCGTAGGCTGTACCTGCACTGTCTAAATATTTCCGTGTTTGAATTGCTACACCTGTGGCTGTTTGTGAGAAATAAAATCCTGCACCTGTCTTTTCATCATACTCAGCACTTGCGCCATCACCAAGATATATTCGCCCTTTCTTTGGAAAACAGATTGTACCCCATGATTTCATATCGGGCGAGCCATTGTTTAATGGGCTTACACTCATGCTGTAGGGTAATGCACCTGTAGTTGCCGTGTGAACATTTCTTGCTTGTACAGCACAACTACGGCGAGTTGAACCCGGAAGGCGCATTAACGGGCTTGGGTCAAATGTTGGTTTAGTATTTACACCACCTTGACCAGCCCCTCCCAGTGTTACTGTAACAACAGGTGAGTTAGGCTCTATTTCTTTGACTATATGTGAGTCGGGCGAACCACTACCAATAACTGATACATTCTCATTCACAAAGGAATCTGCGATGCCCGTAGCCGTAATAATGACTGTACTCATGTTGCTTTCGGGGCTTTCATCCTTTGATATACCACGAATACGAGTACGACTCATCAAATACAATACGCTGGCAATATTTGGTATATCTCCTGCTTCGGTATATCGTAGCAAAGATAATTGATTACTCCTTAATTTATTTGAAGGCTGAATGAAAATCTTGCCCAAAATGCCTGCTTCATCTGTAATAATTACATTGTCAATGATGTTAAATGTTTCAAAAACACGAGAAGAATGTGTAGTTGGCCCAATATCAAATTCACCTGTAGCACTCTTATCAGTTGTAGGCTGGCGGGTTGATTTGCCTGCACCTTCGTCAAGTATTGTATCGGACTGGCTGGATGATAGCGATTCAATAACAACTCGGTGATATACAGAATCATGTACGCCCGAATTATGTGAACGGGCTATAGCGGTAGGTGGTGAGGCTGGCTCGGCATTTACATCGGCTACAGGAGTGTAAAGGGCTGGTGTACGGCTATAATCTAACTCGGTTTCACTTTCTTGCCCACCAGTGTTATCACCAATGAGTGTATGTGACTCTTGCATTAACGAACCGTAACCGCTAATTGCATTTGTAAGGTAAATCACACCACCGGGCGAGTATAGTGTACAATTAGCAATATCAGCATTGATAACATCAAGCACTCGTGTACCGCTTCCTAAGTCATACGAACATGCTGGTACAGTCTTTTCTACCATCAACATTGGTGTTGCGACACCCATACTTGCACCAGTCAAATCAATGGCGTTGTAATAAATTTCAACAAATGGTGCAAGATTATGTGAAGTCTTAAGGTCGGGTACATGAAGTAATGCAATACGGCTTTCTGTTTCGGGAATAAGATGATACAGTCGGTTATTCTCATCAATATCACCAACTTCGGGTACTGGCCCTTTAAGCATAAATGGCGCATAATTGAAATTCGTACCACCAATAGCAATCATTTCCTTGACACTGGCTGGTAGCCCATTATCAACCACTGCTGTAACGCTGGATGAGTTTTCAATCCGAGCAATCGGTGCTTCCAAAGTTTCAGTGTAAAAATCAACTAATGAATTCATAGTGAACATTTCATCAATGTTACGAGTATTAGAATCGTATGCCATCTGTACAATATCGGCTGAACCATCAGCCTGCTGGTCAATTGTAAGTTCAGTAGGTTTTGGATAGCGGCGCATGTATTCATGCCCGATGATATGAGAATAAGCATGTCGCCCACTATGACCAACTTGGAAGAGTGTGTCAAGGCTTGAAGGCCAAACTACAGCAAATGGATTGTTAGGGTCGTCTGTAGTAGTTGCCATACGGCTTGAATATACGAAACCATGATTATTTATGTCGCTTTCATCAAGCACCATCTGTCCTGTTTTGTCAAAAATTTGTGTACCATAATGAGGTGGTTGGTATGGTTTTCCTGTACCGTTATCAATAAGTAAGTCAGCACCGACCACTACAAAGTAATTATCTACATCAGTAGTTCGTGAATGAAGCACCCCACGAAGGCCACCTGTACCATTAATGAAGTCAATATGAATACTTGATACAGTCATGACACCAGTGCTTCCATTGATGCTATGAAGTCGCACCCTTTCGGGTGGGGATTGATTAGGCTTCTGTGTGTTACGATTAATCGCACCGGGATTGATAAGAAGATTATACGGAGTGTGCGCTACAGCAATAGTTGTTGGAGTACCTTGATTTGTATAGTAATCAACAACCTTGTAATTACCCATGCTATATGGTGAAGCAGTAAAATCAATTGTCGGGTTACTTGAATCGTAGGCTTTACCCGTTAATCGTGCAATCAATGCTTGAGCATCAGTGGTTGGAATTGTGATTGTAGTACCACCACTTGAGCCGTAGGCGGTGAATTCGTATGTTTCTTCTATTACATCAATAGGTTCTTCAAAGCGGAATAAAGCCGATGTTGTCTTACCTTTTACAGCCATAGATGGAACAAGCATATTCTCATCAAATTCATTTGAAAAGTGAATAGCCTCTACAGCCCCACGAAATTGTCCACCTTTACCACCAAGATATACTTGGTCTGTAGAGCGTGCAAGGCGAGTTTCGGGTGGTATATCTTGTTGTGATACGATTTCTCCATTGATGGCTAAGAAAACACGACTCTTTGAAATTCCAGCCACAACATGATATAATGGCCGATTCTTAAAATTCAAATTTGTAGCGTCACCATAATTACCTGTGTCGTATCTGTTATATGAATCATGAATACCCCCGTAGTTTTGTTGAGGATAAACAATTCCATCCCATCGTGAGCCAGTGTCGTATGCTGATGCTAAACGGAACAGTGATGGGCCAGCATTTGATTCAACATAGACTGTAAATACAGCAGGGCCGGGTGTATCTACTGTGCCTATCTCAAGTGTAAATTGTCCTTCACGATGAGCAATTATACCACCACAATCGGGTACAACCCATGTTTCAATTACAAAATCTATATTTGTTTTACCATTAATTGAAACAATATCTCCCTGCCCTTGCAGGGTTTGAGTCATTACTTTTGTACCGTTAGAATCAGCAACACCAGTTTTTGTAAAACGACCTTGAGGTATAATAACTGAATCGCTTACGCCATCAAAGAAGAAAGCGTGACTACTACGACCAATTGCAACCATACTATCACATCAAAATATCCAATCAATAGGTGCAAAGTTAATCGTGTATGAATAAATAGGCTCACCGCCAAGTTGAACAAATGTAGCGTTGGCTACAGTGCCTTTGATACCAGTATATTCGGAATCATATGGTTTAAATGTTGAGCCAGTAGGAAGAGCATTATCAGCCGTTTTATCTAAAATGTCCATTGTACCACCAGTTGGCATGTAAAACAATGATTCTCGGTTATTTATATTAGATGAAAATGGGATTTGAATACCAATAATATAGTCACCATATTTGAGGTTAAGACCTATCTTAGTATCAACGATTACATTGCCCGTTGTTGCAGGTAATGTTTGGCCTGCAATTATACCACCCAATAATCCACTTGCTAATGTACCACCTCCTCCATTGTTACTATTATTCAGTACACCAAATAACTCAGCCACTTTATCACCTGCACTTTTATTTCGTATATTAGGTGAATCTGCACCACCCGAAAACAGGGTGTACAGTGGTTTATACACTCCTTGACCTTTAGGCCATGTGCTAAATGAAGGATGTGGTATATTTCCACTTTTACCTAACTGAACTTGAGTAAGCGTAACAGAAACATTTGTTTCACCGTCAATTGGTGAATTAATGACTTCTGCATTCATGTTAAATGTTCCAGCATAATTGTTAATCAATGCGGCAAAATTAGTTGCCATTTGATTAGCAGTAAGTAATGATGTACCATCATGTACAGCAAAATAATATCTTCCACCACTTAAACCATAATTAGATGTAGATTTTGCTATCCAAACCTCATAAGTATTATTGATTTTAATCGCATAATCTGCTTCACTTATTACATCTGTAGTCATTCCACTTACTAAATTGTGAGCATATGCATTCCAACGAACTGTTGAATCAGCGGATTGACCTTGACCTCTTGAAAAATCAATAAGTGCGCTTGCTTCTTGTTGGGTATTTAGATTTATTAAATCATCATCAGTCATTACGCCTTCAATCGTAATCAGTGATTTAGGAAGATTAAGGTCAAAGGCAAATCGTGAACCGCCAGTAAGAGGCATAGTATGAGGTGTAACGCCTCTATCTACATTCATTGAAAGCGTGGTAGCCATTAGTTCAATGATGCCGCCATCGTTGCGTACAAGGCGAATTGGTGTACCCATCAGTATCGCCCCCTCATTGTTGAACCACCAATGCTTCGTGCCATCTCTTGTTGAATCATGTTACCAATCTCACGAGCGAGCGCACGCTTGTCTGTACGGTCTGTAATACCCGATGCATTAACATTAATGTTGAATGTATTCCCTTTACCCCCAAAACCCATTTCTCCTGCTTTTTCAAGTGGCACTACTGCTTCTCTACCCGAAGCGTTGTCACCCAAAAGAGCAAGTGTAGGGCCATTTACAATACCACCCTTAGCCAGTGCTGGAATACTCCAATCCGATAAATCAAACCCAATATCAAATGGGTCAAGACCGGGCAAATCAATGGTCTTAGAGAAACTAAATGAAGCGAAAAAATCATTTATATACGAAATAAGTCCATTAATTGGGGATTTTAATACACCTGCTAAATCACTTCCTAAATTAGTAAAAAATCCAGTTAATGAAGTTGCAACATTTGCTAATGTACCCACTGGGTCGGTAAGCAAATCCCATCCAAAACCAACAAGGTCAAGTCCAAAATCAATTATATCACCAATAGATATACCAACTAAACCATTGAGTATATCAAGAATAAATTTGAATGGTTGAGGTAATGTTCCAATCGCAAAATCTATTCTATCACCAATACTAAATCCTGCAAATGCGCCTTCTCCGACAAAGAAATCAATAATCCCTGTTAGCCAATCGGGTAATGTAAAAGAAAAGACATCATCCCAATTTGGTAAATCAAAAGAGAATAAGTCAGTCCAATAAGCCGTAGTGAACATTTCGGGCATCGTGAAACTAAATACACTATCCCAATCGGGCATACTGAAATCAAATAAATCAGTCCAGTATGCCTTAGTCAAAATTTCGGGCGTATCGGGTAACATATCCCATAAGGCTGTTGCCCATTCATCAATTGTAATACCTATACCACTAAATAATTCAGCCCACCAATCTATTGTTAATACCGCAGGCATATCGGGTAACATATCAAAAAAGCCACTGAAAAATCCTATTGTGGCTTCACCGATTGCGGTTAAAACAGTATCAAAACCATTTTTGATATTCTCCCAAGAAAGATTATCAATAGCATCTCTCATTGGTTGAATAACTGTATCGTAAAACCACTTGCCTAAATTTTTCAACGCATCAATTGCCATTTGACCTGCGGCTTTGAAACCCGGCCCTATTTGTGATACCATGCTGGACATGGATGACAGCATGGAAATCAATGACATTTTCTCACTCCCAATCTAAAAATGAATAATCTAATCCTACGACTTCCCTATCCCCACTCTTCGCCTGTTGTTTCTTACGCTCAATCTCCTTATTGTTCTCTTCGGTTGAAACAATTGCCCACACGAGTGATTGCTTGAATAAGTGAGGTGGCATTGAATAAACTTCTAAGAGCGATATACTGAAATGTTTAGCGATAATGTAAGCCCAAAGTTCAATTTGAGTTTCAAAATCCTCCACACTATCGTACTTTTCTTTCTTTAGAAATTTTTCAACTCTCACTCGGTGGGCTTGGTAAAACCCCCCTGCAAAGCCTCCGCCATTTCCTGTGGCTGTGGGAGAATCTTACACACTTGTTCACCGATGTACCCCTTAAGGGATAATAATTCTTTTACTGATAAATCGGGATTTGTTTTTGTAATCCAATTGGAGAAAGCGAATTGCCAATAGCCTGCCAAATCAAGTGTTACATCACCTTTTTCCACACGAAGCATTTGTTGTGCGGCGGCTTGAATGTCAAGGAAGGATATGTCTCGTACCCATACCTCTATGACCTGTGTATCATCATTAGGGTCAATCCTAATTTCATGCTTGGTCGTTTCATTGTTCGTCAATAACAGGCTCTTGTTCGTCACTATTGTTTTCGTCATTTATTTCCTCTCCAATGGATGCGGCTACCTCTTCGGTAGGGGCTTCCGAATCACCTTCAAGGGCTACCTCTTCGGTAGGGCTTTCCGGTGCTTCTTCGGGAATGATACCTTCATCATTTTGTTTTAATCGTAAAATAATTTCAGCCTTCGTACCATATACTGGTAGTCCACGCTCTTTGCATAAGTCACGCAATTCTGCAACAGTAAGTGCATCATATTGCTGTATATCAGCAGGGAATGGATTTACTATTTCTTCTTCAATCAACTGTACTGGTTTTTCAGCAGGGGCAGTGTCTATCAATGATTTGACATATGCATGTATGGCATGGTTGTTCAACTCAGCCATATCTTCACTGTACTCCACTCCATTTACAGCACATACCCACTGAGCATATCCTTGTGCGCCAAGCCTTCGGTACTTGTTTAGTGAAGTTTTCATGATAACACCTCAGTATTTTGGAATAGTATCTCGTGCAATAACCTTGATGGTTTTTGGCATGATTTTGAGTTGTGACTTCATTGCACCTTTATCTTCGGGAATTTGTAATGGTGCTTCTGTAATCACATAATCATCAATAATCAACAGCATACGCTCAGTATCGCCTGTGGTTGTTGTCTTTTCAAAGTCAATGCGAATTTGATTAGCAGTTGAAGCATCAGCGTTAGTGCTATACATTTGTGCTGAACGCATTTCGTGGAAGAATATTGGGTCATCAACAATAATTTCCATACTCATGTCGTAAGTCGTTTGACCTTCAACCATGAGTGAAGTGTTTCGTGAGCCACCAAATGGTACTTGTTCTGTTGCGCTACTAACGCTGTTTTGTCCTTTTATGACATGGAATGATTGCATACCCATTTGTCCAGTTAAAGTAAAGTTCAACACTTGTGCAACTTGTACACCAGCCATGTTGATTGTACCGTTATAGAACATAAATGGCTTTTGAGTGCATGGTGCAATACCGGAAATAAATCGTTTTGTGTCTGTATTTGCTGTGTCATCAAACATACGATGAGCGGCGTATCGGGTAATTGGTGTTCCCTCTAAACGGCCTGTATCAGTATAACATAATGCTGAATTAAAATTCACAGCCAAGCGAAGAGCGGCATCATTGTCAGTTGTAAGGGTGAAATCAGTGACTTTACATCCACGAAATACACGAGATAACTCTTTTGAGTCTGTAGCACTACCATCAGTCGCACCTTCTCCCGAATCTACATTTAAACGGCGTTGTGAAACTTCAAGACTGAATGAAGGTTGATATGTATTTGTGTACAACAAGTGTGTTACAGCATTACTAATCACATTGGTAGAAGATACTGCTGGTGGATTTGTACCCGATACTGCCCAATCGTAAAGATACACAGTAGTACCAGCGGCATGAGAATAAAGGAGTGGTTCATCAAGATACAATTTACTTGAGCCATCTTTACCAATAATTCTTCGTACTTCTGTTTTGTCAGCATTATCAAAAGCAATACTGGCAAAAGTACCAGCCCATGAGCCTCCATCAGCCTCATGAGTTGTTGTAACTGGAACTTCATTTGTATCTACAATAACCAAATACATATCCTTATTATTAGCAACAGTGGATGCATCATTTAAGATTAAAAAGGATTGACCTGCTTCTGCATCGTTACCACTGGTAATAGCGGTTTGATAACCTGCATCGGGTGCGGTGGTAGCGGCTACAACTTCTCCACCAAGACAATATTTGAGCCAACGAGCAGAATGCATGGCAACCTCAAACGAACCACCTTCGGTGATGAACTTACCCGGCACTTGCACGCTGGTGTCTCGGCCAAGACCGACAACATGGAAACGCTTCAAATCTACTTTTGTTTCGGGTACAGTAAGTGCGTTTGCAATACCTAAAAATTGGTCTGTAAGCACTGATTCAGTTCCCGCACCTTGAGTCATAGCATTATCAAAAGCGGGTGTTTTGTAAGGAAGAATATGTAGATTAATTCCCGATTGATTGTATGTAGTAGCAGTTGAAAGCATTTTAGGTGAAATTTTAATTGTGTTACCTTGTTGATATACGATAGTGAAAACACCAGCCGTATCATTTGCGTTAAGGTCACTTCCTGTTTGTGAAAATTTAACTTGAGAGCCAACTAACATACCACGAGGGTATCTTAGTTCGTATGTGTCGGGTGAACCCGATACAGTTTCAAAAATAGTTGTGTTGCCGTTTGTTGGCCCACTTAGACCAGCAAATACAATGATTGAATGGTCGTCGCCATGACTAATTGTAAAATTAGAATCGGCATTTGCACTAATTGACAATCCCACCTCCGGTGCAAATGACACTTCTGCTAAATCACCCTTATACACTGTTGCTGGCATTTTATTTCACCTATGGTATTAGTTCTGCTAAAATTACGACTTCAATTTGGAATGTCATACGGAAAAGGAATTTACTTCGGTCACTCAAATCAGTACGAGTTTTGAATACAAGACGGTCAAAAGTACAACCGTCACCTTTCCTCTTGGTATGTATCACCCTCCGCACTTCATTCTCAAGAGCCTGTAAATGCTTACGCCCCTTAACTGTTCGCACATCTACTGTGATATTTATGCGTGTCGTTACGAAGTCGTAAAACAATTCGGGTGCTTCTTCGTTGTGAGCGGTTTCATATACCATGACATAATCATGTTTTTCAAGGTCAAGACGCTTTCCATGCTCGGCTGTAGTATCAGCAATATCAATCACTACAGGGCGATAATTACTGGTATTCGCTCTATTCCAATCATTTTGAAAAAGTCCGATGACAACATCAAGGGCTTCTGTCCAAGTAGCGACCATCACAATCCCTCCTTTTCAATGATTTTCTTGAAGTCAAGGGGGATGAAAAACCCATTGTCATATCGTAAATTAAACCGCTCAAGGTCGGGATTTTGTCGTAACATGGCTTTATCTGTAGCATCTTGAATCAATTTAAGTTCAATTTCTGTAGCAGGTTGTCCTGTTGAATTGTTGATTGGATAACCGTCTTGAATAGTAAATCCCTTAGCACCCGCCTCAATGCGTTCCATTTGCTCACGAAACGAGGCTGGTTGAGTCGTAAATTGCTCATGAAATTGCTGTTGCATCATTTTATCTTTCTTGAAAAGTTCATCAATAACTCGTTGATGAATACCTTCACCTTCACGCATGAAGTCACGCTGATTCACTCAAACACCACCAATTCAACATATTTTGGTAGGGTTCGCTCAATCTCGGCTTGGTATAATTGTACCTTGCTGGCGAGGTCAATATTTTGAGTTCCTTCGGGAATGAGTACACTGCGGTCATCAGCCATTAGTAATTCTATGGCAACCATTTTTGTACATATATCCTCAATGGCTTTTTCCACATATCGCTCACCATAAATGTATGCCACCTTAACAGCATTCCATTCAAAGAAAGGATAAGAGTTGTTAAAGTAAATAATACCCATTTCATGGTCAAGCCACCAATCACGAAGGCGACCATTATCACCACTGCTTGAGCCTCCTTGTAAATCAACAAGGAAAGAATGCTGAGTAATTGTTCCACTGGATGGAAGGCTACCCGTAACTACTACACATCCAGTAAATGTTGTAGCAGTTTTTGCGGTGTAGCGGAATACATTTGTACCATCAGTAGCAACACCAGCATTTACAAAATCAGTTGTATCAGCCACAGTAATTGTACCACCGACCTCAGCCGATGCGGTGGTTGAGGCTAACTGAGTTTGTGAAATTTCAATGTCAGTGCTATCAGCGACAATGCTACAAACCTCTCCTGCTTTAACAGCACGCATAGAAGTAACTTTCACGATTCCAGTACCATAATCAGCATTACAAGATGCAAGGAATTCATTATGAACACCCACATTTGATGTAGAGCCTTCTAAAGTAAATGCTGGTGAAAATTCTACAGCGACTTTGTTCACTCTATCTTCTTTATTGATGAGGTCTGTAAAGTTTTGAGCAACAGTTGTTGAATCAAAATCGGCTCGCCATTGTCCTGTTCCACTACCTGCGGTAAGAGTGGCAACACTTCCATTGCCGGGTGAAAGATACACACTTTTACCACTTAATGAAGTTACATCGTCAAATTTAATGCGTGCTTCTGCGGCGGCAATTTCACGATAATCATCACCTTGCCATAACTCAATACGAAGCATTTGTTGTATGTTACGGAATAGGAGTGGTGTCGTACCAACATAATCAGTATAATATCGTCGTCGGTATGGCTTGTATGTATCAAAATTGATGAATTCTGCGGCTACCAAATATGGTCGCCAAGCATTGCGTGTCAAATTATCAATGCGGTCTTGCATCTTGAGGATGATATGTTCAACCTTATCCTTTGTCATACCACGAGTTCGCCCATTAGTAAAGGATGCTTGATTTTGCACATATCCATTGTCTGCTATTTCAAAATCTGTAGTTGTAATTGTACCATTAACTGTTAGTTTTACATGCCCTGTTTTACTATCAGCCCCTCTTCCAATGGCCGTAATTTCTAAATCTTCTTGGCCGAATGGGTCAGCATCACTGTAAATACGGATTTTGTCGCCTACGCTAAAACCTACTTGACGGAATTCATTGCCTGTAATATACACAGCATCACTATCAGCATCAGCACTCATGAGGATAGCGTCTTGCGGGCCAATGTCCAGCAGGTCAGCGACTTGTTGGGCAGTGCAGTACACAACAGCAGTAGGGTCAAGAGGCCGAGTTTCCGGCTCACCGGGACTGAACACTACTGGCATACATCATACCCCCTCAACCCTTCATTGCACAATCGGCACACATGCCTAATTCACGAAGAAGCAACAAATCATCTTCATTTTCCCGATAAATACCTTTGTGGCATCTTGGGCAATATGTGTCATATTCACTACCTTGCCAATCATACGGCCCTTGCTTCAACACACTCCAAGCATCACGCATAGCAACATCACGAGAAGTCATGATGCGGCGGAGGTGTTCAGCCTCAGCATCGGGATTAAACTCTTCATCCTCATCCTCTTGTGGTGGGAGTGTTTGGCGAAGTTTGCCCTGCTCGTCAAAGAGATTTCCGCCCCGCAATTGTTCAATAGACTCCGGCAACTGAGGCTTCTCAGCCTCCATATCCGGCTCACTCAGCGGCTCTTCTAATTCTTGCCCCTCAAATGGCACACGCTCGCCCATGAAATTGAGGCCATGCTCTTCGGGGTTGGCTACAGCCTCACGCATGAGAGCGTCACGAGCCTGTGTGAACTGCTCACCTGTAGCATCCCCACCAGCCTGTCGCATAACAGAAGCGGCTTTTTTGTTTGCCCATTGTTGCAAACGCATTTCTTCGCCATCTTCTGTCAAAACCTTTTGACGATGTGGCCGTAATTGTTTAATTAAAATTTTACTCATAATAAATCACAACCTCTTCTTTTCGTCACGATGGCCTAAGTTATATTCCATAGGTTTTTCACATGCGCCACAGGTGGCTCTCCATAAGAAATGGAGGAAGCCACAATGTACGCATCGTGTTCCTGCACCAATGTTAAGTATATCACCTATATCTTGATTACGGTTACGCTGTGATTGTGTAATCCCTGCCAGTGGCCTATCAGTATTTGTGACGACATCGCCACCATATTCATAGTCAGCCTTACGACCTTGCTTACTCGCTCTTGTGATGTCACTTAGGTCAATGTTTCTAACATCAAAGCCCACTTAACCACCTCAAGGAACGGTGGTATAGACAATAAAGATGTTTCCAAGCACCGTGACTGGTTCTGCTGAAACTAAAGTAGTACCAACTAAACCCGCAGATTCAGTAGTAATAAGTGTGCCTAATGCACCAATATCACTGAACTGCTTAGGCGAATAAGGGCCAAGCACTGTCACTGTAGGACTCACTGCCAAGAGGTATCACCTCAAGCACGACGACCAATAGCGATGAATGAGCCGCCAGCCGTTGCACCACCAGCACCAATGACGGTTACTGTTGAGCCACTAAAGCCTGCTGTGTCCGCTACTGTAACTGGTGGTGTTGTACCAACGACTGATGCAATAGAGTTCACACCAGCGAAGTCAATTTCCGAAAGGAAACTGCTCAAATCAATTGTGGTTTCACCAGCAGTGTAAGTGCCTGTGATAATCATTCTGTCGCCAAAAACGGTTGGTCTGTTATCAATTGTTGATGCCATATTTTTTCACCTCATTCTGTTTGTGTTAAATGTTCCTCTACAAGAGCGAGAGCGGCGGTTTTTGTTAAGTAACCACTGCCCCTATCTACACCGTTATCATCAAGCCATTTAAGGATGTCCTTTCGTGACCACCCATTGTCGGGGATGCCGTCATTGCCACCATCTACGGTGACTCCTTCATCCCCAACAATGAGAAAGTGCTTTGCTGGTAATGAGTGTCGCCACTCATTTAGCCACTCTTGTGTAACTTCTACTTCCTCACCACGAATCCACGAGGCGGAAATATCACGCCTACGCCTTTCGTAGAAAGGGCCAGTGAAAGTTACCGAAGGCATTTAACACACCTCAGTGGTATAGAACCATCAATTGGCTTGTTCCTGTGTGCGTACCGGATGATTCAAGGGTAATTGTCTTACCGCTAAAGTTCAATCCGAGTGTTTGAGCCGCATTTGCAACACCGCTTGTTACTACTGCTGAGAGAATGGTTGCATCTCGTGCATCCGTAACACCCTCAGTCAAGATGATGGTTTCAGCATCAGCCGCATCGGTGATGGTAATCAAAGCCATCTTTGGTGCGCCATCGTAGCCGTTTGCACCATCAGCGTTGGATGCGTTGAAAGTACCCGGCCCACCACCGGGATAGGTAACATCAGCCGCACCGTCAAGCCATTCAGTAGTGTCTTGTGAACCCGCTCGGAGTTCCCAAGCACCAACAAGTGCCGTAGTCGCAGTTCCAGTTAATACAAGTTCTTTTGCCATATTTTTTCACCTCTATGTTTTTTTCAACCTCACTGTAGGTCACGGATTGAACCGTGTCCACCAAAGAAAGTAGTCCAAAGTTCACCCATAGTGCGGTACATACCTTCTTGTCCAAGTCGGTTGATTGCAAATGGGTCGCCTGTTTCAATACCACTCTCAAAGTATTGGGTTGGAATTGCTGTGCTAAAGTACATGTAGTCAGTGTCAAGGAAATACATACGGCTCAAAGTGTCGGTTTGAACATCCTTTGATGGGATGATTGGAACACCGTTGTATGTAGCAACGATAAATCCAGCCTCAACACCGGGAACACCTTTCACACCGTTGTAGGTTGGCGTAACACGCTTCTCTTCCATGAATCGCTGTTGGCTTTGAAGGAGTTGTTGCAAGCGCATCAAAGTGTCGTAACCAGTAAGGATAACCTTTGGATTTCCACCACGAGTCCATGTCTTTTGGAACAAGTCGTCAAGTTGGTCAAGTGAAAGGTTTCGGTCTGTACCGGAGTTTTGGTTGTGTTCTGCAAGTGACCATGAGTTTGCACTTCGGTCAATGGAGTAAATGTCCTCGTCTGTACCAGCAGATGCACCAACAGTTACACGGTCAATGGATTCAAAGTTGTTACCAGCCGCAGTTCCTTTGTCAGCAGTAAGCAGCTTGTTAATGTGTTCTGCGTGGTGCTTACCCATTTCTTCTTTCAACACGGCACG